ACTGCGGTCCAGCGAACCGAAGTCCCCGTCATCCTGAGGCCCGTAAGCCGAAATATCATCCCCCGCCGCCTGCCCGGTGCTGCTGTAGTATTGCTGCCCGAATTCCTCGATTGATTGCGGTGCTTGTGAGGGTTCCCAGCCGTCCTGCGTCCAGTTGCCAATCGTCCCCTGGTTCGCGGCATTGTAAGCGGCCAGCGCGGCGGGGTTGTTGCGGACATAGCCGCCCCAATCGGTCGTTTGCGGGCTTGTGCGGATGCCCATCGCATTCGACAGCCTGCCCAGCGCGGCGGTCCCGGCTTGGCGGTAAGGGGCAAGGTCGGAACGGTTTAGGTCGTATTGCCTACGCGCTTCCGCGTCCTGCTCGCGCTGCAAGGCGGTTGACTGGTCAGCCGCGCGCGTTTGCGCCCCGGCGGCGCGGTTCCCGCCGACGATAGAAGCGACGCCCCCGATCAGGGCCGATCCGCCGATTGCTACCGCGATGAAAGACATTTGATTTCCTCCGGCACAACGAGCGCGGCAAAGGCGTCGTCAGGGGTTTTGGCTTCGCTGGCGTGAACCGTGGTCCAGACCGTTTCTTCCAAAGCATGGACGCAATTTTTACGCCCAGCGGGGACAACAAACATCGCCGGGGCAACAAGCTCTTGCGTGCCTTCCTCGGTCACCACAGCCACCCGGCCCTTACTGAGGATGCAGATGTGCTCCTGCGCATGGCGATAGCCCACAGCGGTAGAACCTTCTGGCAAGGTCACTTCGCGCGCATAGAGGCCGTTGGCGAACATATGGCGCGGCTCGATCACGATTTGATGCTCCGGCATCGCCAGCATCCGGCTTTGCAAGGCAAGCACCCGCTCGTCCATGTGGAGCGCAAGCGTCAAGTGACCGCCCTCCCGCTCAAACGGATGGTGATTGCGTTGGCCGTGCCGCTGATCGTCGAGACGAAGTCCCCAGCATTGAGATAATGCCCCGCGATCTCAGGGAACGTATAACACTCGCCTGCCGCAAGCGATTTGGCCGAAACAATCGTGTTGTTAGCCGCCGCCGCGCCGCCGAAGGGGACCAGGTTGATGGTCAGGGTAGCCGCCGCGCCCGTGGTATTCGTGCCGGTGCATTTGTCGATCAGCACCTTTGTCGCCGCCGGGCAGGTGTAGTAGGTTGTCTGGGCGTTGCTGGCCTGCGTGGCTTCGAGTAGCACGGTTGCGGTTACAGTCACGGCGCGATCCCCAATCCTTCAACGGCCTTGGCCAGTTCTGCTAGCTGGTCTGTAGCAGCAACCGGCAATTGGCGCAATTCTTGCATGGTCACATAATTCATGGCGTCGGCCCCGCTCGGCAGGCTCATTGCGGCCAGTTCCGTGTCCGTGTTGTCCGCCGCGCTGACGGGGCTAAACAGGGCTTGCAGGAACAAATACCACTCGCGCGTAATCATGCCCGTGCGCGGGTCAACCAAGGGGAGCCGGGGCGGGACGAAGCGGATCGTAGTCATGATGCAGCCGCCGTAACATTGAGGTTCGCCGCCGTGATAATCCGTTTAACCGGATCCGTCATGGCCCAGCGGTAAACCCTATCCCTTGACCGCCCCAGCCTGCGCCAGCGCGTCCTTGTCCGGTATTCGCCGATCTTGCCGACAGAAACCCAATGCTCGCTTGACCAGGTATAGCCGCCGTCATCCGACCATTGCAACATCGCTTGCGGGGCCGCGCCGTCCTCAAGCCCGACGCCGGGTTGCATGAACACCTCCAAAGCGTGGTGGAATGCCAGTTTCCCGTCGCCAGCGATATGCGGGCAAATCCGTTCGCTGCGCAGCGGCTCCCCGTTGTCGGTATAGACGTCGAGCCGCATGGAGTAGATGATTCCGCTTTCCCAATCGCCGACCAAAGTCTTGCCCGCGAAATTGGCGTGGCAGTTGGAGCGGTGACGCCCGAACAAACCAGTTGCCGGGTAGCGGTAGGCCCGTTCGTGCCATTGCCCGTTCGACACGTCCAAAACCCACGTAGCGTCCGCCGTAGGAAACGACAGGACATAGAAGCTATGGCCTTCCTGCGTGTAGGTATAGGCTACAGCGTCGTCGATCCGGCTGTAGTTCGAAATGGCGTATTCAACCGCATGGTTTGAAACCCGCTGGGGCGTATAGCCTGCCGCCCTTTGAACCGTCCCGAAGCCGCGCTCGTCGTTCGCCAGCCAGAAAATGCTGTTATCCATCTTGGCAACCGAATGCGCCGCCGCGCAGCCGACTTCCAGAAAAGCCCCTTGAATGCGGGCGAAGGGAAAGTCGATGTCCCCGTTGTTAATCCACACCTCGGTTGAAACCCGGCCCAATAGCCAGACCTCCCTATGGTCCACGATCACAGAAACGATATTATCGGGCGAGCCTTCCGCCGTGGCGAAGTCCAGCGCGTCAATGTCAGTGCCGTAAAGCTGCGTGATCTGGAATTGCCCCGTCGCGCGCTTGTTGAACACGAAAAAGCCGTCAGCAAAGTCAACCGTATCGGCCCCCAAAAAGTCCGGGTCGGTGATTTGGGTAGTGGTCCCGCCGTTCGGGTCGATGATAAAGCCGTCCGGCCCGTTCACCATCATCACAACCGTGCCGTTGCTGGCCATCGAAACCGGGCCCGAGCCGGTGATCCCCGTCCCGATCAGCGTCATGGCGGCGCTGGTATTGGCCGTATAGACCTGGCTCCCGATCACGAACACCGCAAGGGCATCGGTGAACACCAAGGCCCCCCGCACCCCCCCTGACCCGGTGGTTGTCCAGACCTCCAGCCCAGGCGTGCCAATCAGCATAGCCGGGCTGCGCGAGGTCTTGCTTTCGCTGCCTTCGGGGTAAAGGTTGATTGTCCGCTGCCCGTCAAACGAAGGCGAGCGCGCATTGTAATCCCCGCCGACGAAGGGGAACATGCCCATCAGTAGCCCCTCGCCGCAACGGGGATCGAGCCGGTCAAAGCTATATCGAACGAAGCGACCGGTGAAACCCGGTTGGCCCGCTTGATATAGGCCAGCGTCGATTTGGCCTGCGCTGATACGTCGATGCCGCCGCCGTATTGCGGGGTAAGCTCCACCGCCACGGCATAGGCCAAAGCCCGCATGTAACCCGGCGGCAGGGTGATAGCGTCGTCAATGGTCGAAGCCGCCGTCAAGACCCGCGCAATATCGAGCGAGATCGTGCCCGCCGCGAAAGGCGTAGGATAGAGCTTCACAATCCCGTTCGGGAAGTCGTTGAAGTAGGCCAGCCGCTCGATGATCGAGCTTTGCGAGGTTTTGACCGGAACGGCATTGTATTGCGCCTGTGTCCAGATCGTGATGGGAAAATCCACGCCGGTCAAAGTGACATAGGCCCCATTGATCTCCTGCACCGGGCGGGCCGTAACCCAATCGCCCGTTGGCCCCAAGGTGTAGCTTGCTTGGCCCCCTACCGTCGCAAAGGTTTCAACATCGCTGCCGTAAACCGCGAGGCTTTCCAGGGACCACGTTTCCAGCACGTCGTTGAATGCGTCCAGCCCGTCCTGCGCCTCGTTGGCGTCCGGCACTTCGCCCGAAGCGATAGCCCCGATGTGGAGCATCGCCTTGGTGATAACCGCAATGACGGTTGTCGGGCTAGGCATAGAAGCCCTGCGCCGCAACCGCTGCGTCAGTGTTGCCCGCGCCGAAGCTCGGCACGCTTACCGCGATAGCGGTGTTCGTGGTAGTGGCCTGCAAGGGCTGCGGGAAGGTAATGATAAGCGGGGTGACGCCGATGGTGGCCCCGGTTGGGATGGCCAGCTTGTAGCTCATCGGCCCGGAAACCACATTGGTGACTGTCACGGTGATGATGGAGCCAACAGTTGCGCCCCCGCCGGTGACCTGAAACCCGGTGATGTAGGTTGTCTTGCCAGCCGCCGTCCCGAGGGTGGCACCAATGGCCCCGGCTGCGCCAGTCTGGCCTGCCGCAACCTGCGTTGCGCCGACAGAAACAACCGAACCGGCTAGCGCGGTATTGGTGCCGTCGAAGGTATAAGGGCCGGACTGGTCGCTTGCCTTCATCCAGTAGCCGCTAGTGTGTTGGGTAAAGCCGCTGGGAATGGGCATCGCTCAATCTCCTGAAAACAGGGCGGGAGCCGAAACCCCCGCCCCTTGCTTCACACCGTAGGCGTATCGCCGAGCGAGATGATCGCCCAGTCAATTTGCGTGGCGGCGGTTGCGTTGGCCGTGCCGAAGATCGTGAACGAACCGACAGCGGGAACGACGCGTTCGACACGGAGCAAGGTGCCGTCCGCAGCGGCCTGCGAAACAACGGCCCAAACCTTCGAACTGGCGGTGACCAGCGCGTTGGTAATCACAACCGACGAAGCGCCGATAGCAATCGAAGCGGTCCCGGCGGTTTCGGTCGTGGTATAGGCTCCGGTGGTCAAGGTGCCGCCGCTGGTGGCGATGCCCTGCGCAACCAGCGCCGCTTCGGTCGAAGCATTGAGTTCGGTAACGGTGCCTGCGGCAAAGCTGCCATACGGGCGGGTGAGGGTTACAGTCATGGTCGTGAATCCTTGTAGCTTGGGGGTAACCTCCCCCCGTGACGATCAGGTTGCGTAGATGCAGGCCAGTTCCGGGTAAGTCGCGGCCCAGCCATACAGCACGTCGATCCGCATGATGGCCTTGTCGTTGATCCCGTCGAAGAACTTGATGGCCCGAAGGTTCATGCCCTCATAACTGACGGTGGCAACGTCCAGCACGCCCTGCTTCGGCGGCGACCACAGCGGAACCATCGCAAGGGTGAATGCGTCCTTGTGATAGCCGATGTTGGCGTTGTAGCTGCCGCTTGCGGTCCCGAAGATCACGAACGGCTGCGCGGTTGTCGGCGAAGCTGTGACGTTCTGGAAAGCGCCGGACGGGGTGATCGCCGGGCTGATCGAAAGCGTCGTGGCCGCTGCCGCAGCGTCCGCCGTAACCACGAACTGCGCCAGCGTCCCGGTCGAAGCGCGCGACTGCGGATTGACCGCAAAGCACCCCGGGAGCGTGATTTTCGTCCCCTTGGTGATCGTGCCGCCCAGCGCCACAACGGTGATGGTCGAGCCGGTCTGGCCCGCGCCGTTGATGTTGGTGCCCGCAACCGCCTGCGTCCCGTTGGTATGGACCGCAACATTCTGGTCCATCGCCACGTTGATGCCGAAGCTGTCAACCATGCGGCCCGAACTGAAC